AAGCCTCTCTCTATTGCTCACTCGATGATGTCAATGCAAAGGGTCTAAATCTCTCTCGTCTGTATCTTCTGATGCACGATAAGATTGAAAACAATCTGACCATCGAGGGCATTAGTGATGCTCTTGAAGAGCTTGCACAGAAGCAAGGTTCGAGGAACGCCTACTGTAAGCTGCGTTTCAAGTATCCCTGGCATCAGGACGCCTTGCGTTCTCGTCATGATCATACTCACGAGAAGCTTCGTGGACACATTGCATATAAGACCGAGATTGAAGGTCAGTATCGCGATGGTGAAACTAAGTTCTTCCTTACGGTAGACTATGTGTACTCGTCGACCTGTCCTTGCTCTTTTGAGCTAGCACATGATGCTACAGAGAAGCGTAAGGCAGCTGCCAATGCTCACTCGCAGCGTTCGATCATGAAGGTCAAGGTCGAGTTCAAGCCAGAAGACATCATCTGGATTGAGGACATTGTAGAGCTCTGCCGCAAGCAGGTTCCTACCGAAGTGCAGATCGTCGTTAAGCGCCGTGATGAGCAAGCGTTTGCAGAGCTGAATGGTTCTAACCTGTTCTTCTCAGAAGATGTATGTCGTCTGATGTATGAGGGTCTTGATGCATGGTATGATGCTGGTCGTATCCAGGACTTCTCTATCTCCGTTTCACATGAAGAGAGTTTGCATCCTTGGAATGCAATCGCGGTGACGTCAAAGTTTGACACGACTAAACCACTCAGCTAACTTGTGAAAAAAACTGTTGCCTTTCTTTCGGCTTTGTAGGATATTGGTTCTTACAAGCTGAAGGGAAGGCATTTTTGTTATGGTTAACTACTCAGAAATTTATGAGCGGGTTGATATCTTTTTACAAACACGCAAGGGTCTCAATAATCCTAAAAAGAAACAGGATTATATTGTGTTTGTTGGGGAGCTTACTGGCATTTTTTGCAGGATTGCTCACCTGAACAATTTAGATACTAACAGTGTAATAGAGTATCTTGATCTTGTTCAGCAGCATAAAATTGTCAATGTTATTGATGATGGCAAGCCACATAATGTTAGCGATCTGATCGATAGTAAGATTACAAACCATCCTCTATATTATCTCACTGAATTTGCGCTTATGTATTATAAGCCAGGCCGAGTTCAAGTAGGTCCTGGGGAATTCTTCATGTGTTTTTATGATTGTGATTCTGTATTTGGTATTGATAACCAAAACGGTTTCGATGTAGTGTTAGATGACACTACTACTGAAATGAAGAAAGTTGGCTCGAATCATACATCACCTGAATTGTTTGACAAATATGCCAAATCAGGAAAGGTGGATCGATTGTTGGGGGTTAAGCCTGTGTCGAATGCAAAGAAGCCACAGGCATCGAAACGTTCTAAGTATGTGTGTGTAACTTTTTCTAAGATGGACTGGCGTGAAGCGTTTACTCATGTCGCAAAAGCTGGTACACTGGCTCTTGTTAATAATTAAGGAAACAAAATGAACAACAAATTTATCTGGGTTACCTTTCAGAAGGAAGGTATTCATAAGTATCCACAAGCACTGACCGATCCTAACCTCGCTACTGGCGATGAGTATGATGTCAGCTTCTTGGGATACCCTCATCGTCATATCTTCCACTTCCGTGTAGATATCGAAGTGTTTCATGACGATCGTGAGCTTGAGTTCATTCAGTTTAAGCGTTGGCTTGAGTCATTGTATCAGACAAACACTCTACAACTTAACTTTCGTTCATGTGAGATGATTTCTGATGACCTTAGCGTGCTCATTAAAGATAAATATCCTGGACGTAAATTTAAGATCTCAGTCTCAGAAGATAACGAGAATGGGAGCTACGCTGAATACTAATAGGAGCATATATGAAGCAACTCGGCCAATTCATGAATGAAGCAAAAGCAACTTATTGTGGTCGATGTGGAACAACACACGTCTCACCTGCAAAAGGTGGCACATGCCCTGCTCTTAAAGAAGAAGATATGACAACGGAAGAAGCAGACAAGGGTATCCGCCTTGCTAAGGTGATGCACAAAGGTAAGCATGTAGCTAATGTGACTACATATCGTGGTCGGGGTGGTAATTGGGTTTCTGGAGCAGAGACTCCGGACGGTCAGAATGCTACTAAGAAGTATGGTATTGGTATGATGGATACAAAGAAAGAGATCATGCAAAAAATTAAGCAGCATCATAAGACGACATCAGAAGAAGCTGATCTCGACTCTTATGCTGATGCATTAATAAAGCGCAACAAACAGAATCTCAATAAAGGTCATGTTGTTAATGCGTCTCGCATAGCTGGTGTAGATGAAAAGCAACTTATGGCCGCCGTGAATAAAAAAGTAGGTCGTATTAAAGAAGAAGCTGAGCAAGTTGACGAGATCTCAAAGGCAACAATGGGTCGCTATATCAATAAAGCAAAAGACTCTCTTGATATGGCTGCGTACAGACAAGGTGGTGTCGAAGCTCGTGGTAGTTCTTCTAGACCACTTGAAAGGAAGTTGTCAAAGCGCCATAAGGGTATCGAGACTGCTGTCAAGAAACTGACTAAGGAAGAAGCCGAACAGATCGATGAAGTATCGGCTGCTAAGTTGAGAGACTACACCGCCAAGGCTTCTGATGCACGTGGTCACAGAAACCTACCAACTGCAAAGCTGGACAAGCGCTATAAGTCGATGGCTCTAGCACATGAAAAGATTCGTGCTCGTCATGCTCAGGTTGCTGCAACTGAAGAAACAGCAAAGACACTTTCGCAGTTCATTGAAGAAGCTGTAATGAACGAAGCTCACGACATTGAGCTTAAGCCACACTCAAATGGCACCCACTACATCGTTCATAAAATCCACCCAAGCTCGGGTATTGAAAAAGACCAACTCAAGGTCGGTGAAAAGATTCATGATACCCATGTTGACGATTTACACGACATGGGCTATAGTGTGAAGATTCATAAGAAGTAATCCAACTTCTTTTGTTTGTTATGAGGTTATATAATGTTCAACTTTTGTCATATCGCGCCAACTGCGCACTTGAATACGTTTGTCAATCACCAGACACATCACCTCCTCTTAGCACATCTTGTTGAAGAACAGCCTGAATATGCATTGTGGTATCGTAACCGCAAGCATAGCACAGGTTGGACATACATCCTAGACAACTCTGCTTTTGAGATGTATAAGCAGGGTAAGGAGATGTATCCTTCCGATAAGCTGCTGACGATGGCTGCACAAGTTGGTGCAGACTATGTTGTGATGTCCGATTATCCCAATGAGTATGGTATGAGGACCATTAAGGCCGCAGAAGAACTTGCTCCTAAGTTCCGTGAAGCTGGCTTCGGAACGTTCTTCGTACCTCAATCAGAGATTGGTGACATCGAAGACTATATTGCAACCTTTGCATGGGCTGCCACTTCTCCTCTCGTAGACTATATCGGCGTATCCATCCTTGGCGTTCCTAATGCCTATGGAGTGGAGAAAGGCAATAAGCTGCAACGCTATATGAGTCGTTATACGATGATGACGGAACTTCGTCGTCGTGGTATCCTGGCATTGGCTCGTAGGAACAACAAAAAGATTCACTTCCTTGGTATGGTGGATGGACCGAATGAGATTGATCTGTGTCGCGAATTTGACATTGATACATGGGATTCATCTGCTGCTATTTGGACTGGTCTCAATGGTATTAGCTTCGATAAGTCGCCTACTGGATTAATTGACGGTAAGTTCGAAAAGGAAGTTGACTTTAATTTTGAAACGAGCGATAACAAATTATTGCAGTTGGCTAGTGCCAATAAGCGCCTAATCGACAAAATGTGTGAGAGGAACCGTAATGAATATGGAATTGAATGTGCAGAGTAATAGTCCGCTGTATAAATACAATGAGGGCCTGATCCTTAATGAGATCAAGACCTACATCGACTCCACCTATGGCCAACACTATGTTGGCAATGGCGAGATCCAGACAGTAGATTTCTGGGAATCGCTCGGCTCTCTTGACACAACTGCTAGAGACACCGCTATCAAGTATCTTGCTCGCTTTGGCAAGAAGGGTGGAAACAATCGCAAAGATCTTCTAAAAGAATCCACTATATCATTCTAATGATGTATGCAACACGTGAGGAACACCAATGAAACATATTATGGGACCCAATTCCACATCGTCTCTGACGAATGTGCAGGATGGAGACGTGCAGCCTAATGCTGTCGATCTTCGTCTTGGTAAGGTATTCAAGATTAATGCAGAGAATCGTTTTGTAATCTCTGAAGAAGAAAAGACTCATCGTGGGTCTGATGAAATTATTCCCGATCGACATGGCTGGTTTTATCTCCCGCCTGGCAGCTATGAAGTTGTCATGGAGAATGTCATTGACGTTGGGGATGGTGAAGCTGGTTGGGTAATCACACGTTCTACTCTTAATCGTAACGGTGTATTCCTCACTTCTGGCTTGTATGACTCTGGCTATAATGGCGTAATGGCTGGCGTAATGCATGTTAATGTTGGAACGATGCGTATTCGTAAGGGAACGCGTATTGGCCAGTATCTAAGTTTTAACGCTGAGGCTCTCTCCAAGTATGATGGCTCATATGGGATTGGCAAAGCACATGATGAAAAGTATGGAGCATAATAATGGAAATTAAGGCCTCAATTGAAGACCTCAAAAAGAAGAAGCTATTTGTAGCAGCACCAATGTATGGTGGCCAGTGTGCTGGTATGTTTGCACGATCGATTGCTGACCTTTCAGCTCTCTGCACAAACTATGGTATTCAGGTTCGTTTCTACTTCCTGTTTAACGAATCGCTGATTACTCGTGCACGTAACTACTGCGCAGATGAGTTTATGCGTTCTGGTGATACTCATATGCTGTTTATTGACTCGGACATCGGGTTCAATGCACAGGATGTCATTGCAATGCTTGCACTACAGACAGACGATTCACCTTATGACATCATTGCTGGTCCGTATCCGAAGAAGTGCATTTCTTGGGAGAAGATCAAGATGGCAGTCGATAAGGGTGTTGCTGACGAAGATCCTGGCGTTCTTGAAAAGTTTGTTGGAGACTATGTGTTCAACCCTCGCTCAGGCACCAAAGAGATCAAGCTCAATGAGCCTGTCGAAGTGATGGAAGCTGGTACTGGTTTCATGATGATTCGTCGAAAGACGTTTGAAATGTATGATGCTGCTTATCCTCAGCTGATGTACAAGCCTGATCACGTACGCACTGAGCACTTCGATGGTTCACGTGAGATCATGGCATACTTCGACTGCATCATCGATCCTGACACCAAGCGTTATCTGTCAGAAGACTATATGTTCTGCTATAACGTCAACAAGATGGGTGGTCATATCTATCTGTGTCCATGGATGAAGCTCCAGCACGTTGGTATGTACGTATTTGGCGGCTCGCTTGCTGACCTTGCTTCGGTTGGTGCTACTGCAACTGCAGATATGTCCGTTCTCAGGAAGAAGGGTATTGTATCATCTGCAGCGCCCAAGAAGGATCTTAGCCAGCTGGCTAAGTTGAAAGGTAAGAAGTAATGGCTATTAAGTATGATTCGCCTAGCTGCGGAGAAATCGAACTATTGATGGAGCCGGATGAACCCGGCTACATCTACGGCTTACTTCCCGAGGATGGCACACTTGTTGAGTGGGGTTGTGGTGGTTCTACTATCTACTTCCTCGACAATCTCAAGCCTGGTCAGACTTTGATCTCGATTGAGCATAACAGTAACTGGTATGAAAAGATCACCGAGAAGATTAAGGACCATCCTAATATCGACCAGCATGTGTTCCTATTCATCCCACCAGATGGTGTTTCAAACACCTACTATGCACGTCCAGAAGAAGAAATGCCATGCGGTCTCGAAGACTACATCGTATTTGATGAAGATACGATTGCGGCCGCAGACGTCTTCCTGGTAGATGGTATTGCTCGTGGACCTACTGCTGCATACCTTGCTCGTAAGGCAAAGGATACCGCACATGTGATTATCCATGACTATAAGGGCCGTGAGAATTGGTATCACTGGGCTGCCCGTTGTTTTGATTATGAAGTTGTTCCAGAAGATATGGTTCTTTGCCATATGTCGAACACAAAGATTGGAGAATAATTATGAAGCTTGATGCACGCACGGTGCAAATTTTGAAGAACTTTGCATCTATTAATGGTCAGATGCTGTTCCGTCCTGGTAATGTTATTTCAACGATCGCTGCATCTAAGTCTGTTTTTGCGAGAGCAACCATCTCGCATAATATCGAGCGTGAGTTCGGGATCTATGACCTCTCGAGGTTCCTTGGCACCATCTCGGTGTTTGAGAATCCCGAACTCGTTCTTGAAGATCGTTATATGACGATCAAGGAAGGTAAGCGTAAGATTAGCTATACGTTTACTGAGCCGGCTCTGTTGTTAGCTCCGCCGGACAAGACTATTGATATGGGTGACCTGACTTGTGAATTCCAGCTGACTGCTGAGCAGCTGCAGGAATTAATGAAGGCTAGCTCGATTCTTGGTCTTGACTATATTGTCATTCAGGGGGATGGTCAGGCTATCTCAATTGAATTGACAGATGTGAAGAACTCAACATCTGACAACTACAGTGTTGAGATCCAACCTTCTGATGTTACATTTAAGATGGTATTTAAGACAGAATATTTCAAGTTCTTGTCTGCTTTGTATACCGTACAATGTAGTACAGAGAAGGGGGTTGTCCGATTCCAATCGGATGACATTGAATACTTCGTAGCTCAAGAAGCACGTTGACAAATGATAGGAGAGGGGCTATATTGCCCCTCTCTTTTTGATGGAGCTATATTATGATGGACTTTCTGTGGGTCGAGAAGTATCGACCGAAGACTGTTAGTGAAACTATCCTTCCTGATTCTCTCAAGCAAACTTTTCAGCAGTTTGTGGATCAGAAGAACATTCCGAACCTAATCCTTTCTGGTAATGCTGGCGTGGGCAAGACTACGATTGCTCGTGCTATGCTTGAAGAGCTTGGTTGTGACTACATCGTTATTAACGGATCGATGAACGGTAACATCGATACCCTTCGTAATGAGATTATGCAGTTTGCATCCTCAGTATCATTTACTGGCGGACGTAAGTATGTCATTCTCGATGAGGCTGACTATCTTAATGCGAACTCAACGCAGCCTGCTCTTCGCAACTTTATGGAAGAGTTTTCGAAGAACTGTGGGTTTATTCTCACCTGCAACTTTATCAACAAGATCATCGATCCTCTCCACTCTCGATGCTCTGTTATCAACTTTCAGATTTCGAAGGCTGATATGCCTTCGCTTGCATCTCAGTTTCTCAAGCGAGTCTGTGGCATTCTCGATACAGAGAATGTTGAGTATGACAAGGCTGTTGCTGCAGAAGTAGTTCGTCGTTATCTTCCTGACTGGCGCCGTGTTCTTAACGAGCTCCAGCGCTACTCGGCTGTTGGTCGTATTGACTCAGGTATCCTTAGCAACTTCCAAGAAGTA